ATCGATTGGACGGTAGCGTCCTGCATAACTCATCTCCTTTTGTAATGCTTCTAAAGTTCGATACAGATATGGAGTTAAATCCAACCTGGGATCGGCAGCCATCGGAAGGTTTGGTGACTGCGGGTGAGGGGTCTGCATCAGTCCACCCACCAGGCGAGAGAATTGAGCAAAAGCGCCCTGTAGTTCACTCACCATCCTGAACGGGAACCCAGATAACATCTCGGCCCGTTCCTCATCCGTCTTAGACGGGAAGAGGTATTTCAGTGCTTCAATGCTATCAACACCTAATTCTTGCAGGTTGCGTACCACAATGGAATTGTTAAGTACGTCTTGTGTTGAGTCTTCGTATACGGGGCCCGTCCACCTCCACAGCATAGTTACATCCCCATCAGGGATGAGGCCAGTAACACCGGGGGGTACCTGTTTGGCATCAATACAGGCAGATAATGCAGACTGGACTTGATCTTCAAACTGCTGAAGAGCTTGTACGTATGCGTCTTTTTCTTCCTTGGGCGCATCTGCGGCAGGTTGAACAGGACGTTCAATACCAATTGCGGCTGCCAAGGACATACGGAAGAGTTGCTCTTCTTGGTAGATGATCAACTCAAGGCAACGGCAAATACCGTATGTGTAGATTGCAGTTGCTTTTTTCTTGGACGTTGCAGAGACACGGCCAAATAATGACTTGTATTCAGTGGCAGTCACACCAGCTGAAATTGAGAGTTCATCCACACCACCCAGGGCGGTACGAATCTCTTCTCGGTACTGACGTGCAAAGTTATTTTGATCACCAGTGATGGCATCTGGGACAATGTAGCCCACACGGTCGTTTGGTTCCAGGTTCGCAATTACGCGTGGTACGCGGATCTGGCCATCAACGCCACGGCTAACAGGATCAGCCTTGAACATTGAACGGCTCAGAGGACTAGCCCCACTGAAGCCAGAGTTTGCTGCAATCGAAGGTCGTTGTACAACAGACTCGCCACCGGACTCAATCAGGTCCGTCTTAGGACGGGAAGAAAGCAACGTTGGGTTACCAAAGAACTGCACGTTCTTCCGCATGGTGCGGACCAACTCGTCATGCGTGACAATGTGATTGGCCATCGCATCAAATTCACCAACACCTTCCTTTGCAAAACCCTTGGGATTATTGAAGATCTCAACGCAAGGAATAAAACCTAAGGAGTTCTTGAAGGACTTGCTACGGCCATGCGCTGCTGATGCAGGCATCTCAAACGACATCTCAGCGTCTGAGTGTGTTTCTTCAATTTCGTTTGCTTTGATTGAAAGTCGAATGTAACGTTTGGAACCAGACTCATTCGGTAACGCACCTCCGGTCATAGATGCGGCATTAATGCCATCCAGCCCACCACCCGGCTTACGAACCTTATAGCTATAGATGATCACCACTTCTTCGAGTTCACCGTCAACGTTGTAGTAGCTGCGGTACTCGTGTTCGCGGAAATAATAAATTCGATAATTTTGCTTTGTAGGACGGATGTAAAAAATACCCTTGCCGTCACACAGAAAATAATCCCAGATGGAATCCAGGCGAATATCAATTTGGTTGTATTTGATTACGCGGTCAATAAAATCTTTGCGCTGAGCGCCAAAGTTGTCCTGTCCTGGGAAAAACTCAACGCCTTGCCGTACGCCAAATAAGCGCATCTGCGCAAGATGTGACGCAACAATGCCAGTGTCAACGACAGTACCCGAATCTTTTTCAAGGTACGACTCAACGATTTCGTTTAACCTGGCTTTAGCGTCAACGGCCATTAACTATTTTCCTCTTTACTTACTTCAATCTTAGCAGTTTTCTTCTGTTGTTTCCGGTAATGCAACCAGCGTTCAAAATACATTAGCTCTGCTGGCGCAAAAAGCTCAGGGTGTTTTAGGGCTTCTTTGGCTAGCTTTTTCTTTTTCATTAAACACCCCGCAATCCGGTGCCGCCAATGCTAGTCCGTTGAATGATGTCTTGAATAGCTTTATCAATTTGTGGACCGGAACCCATCTCACCTTTTTGCAAAGAACGAAGGAGAATCTGGTCGTCCGCACGTTCTTGTGCACTGTAAGGGGGTTCCATACTAATCGGCTCAAATGCCTGACCGTATTGAGGGCCCTCAAAAAATTGAGAGTTTTGAAGTCCTCCTATGTTGCCAATCGATCCCATTGGATCACTGACTGGCACAGAAGCACCTTTTACTTTTGGCCCATGGATCTCAATGAAACGCTTGAGGACATCTCCCCGTGGAATGGATTGAAGTTTAATCCGATCGGCTTCATTCCAAAACTGTTCTTGGGACATTGGAAAACGTGGGTCTTGCCCTACTGGAATGCCACCAATACTGGAGTTATCAAAAACTCCTGCATTTCCCATGCCTACAGGGCCACCGCCGTAATAACGCATTTTCCTTCTACTTATTACTTTGTATTCTACTCTTCTAAAACTTCATACCCAGATGGGTTGTAAATTTTAGAAAGGATAATGCCTTCGCCACGTACGTCCCAGTTGAGAAGGTCGCCTTCCTGCCAGCCCAGCTCCTCAATAATTTCATCGGGAAATACGAGGTATTGATCCCCGTTGTCGTCCTCTTGGACCTCAAGGATGTAGCTCATTTGGATAAAATCTTCTCCATAAGTTTATCAAGTTTGTTATTGATTTCACGAAAGTTATTATGCATTTCTTGGATCTCCCTTAAGAAGTCGACCTTGAGAACGTATTCCATCGGCATCCTGTTGATTTGATCTTCCAGTACATCAAGCCTTCGCTTCTGGGATCCGGTATATTCAAACGCTTGTTGAATGCGTTCTCGTTGGCGATCTAATAAACGGTTGGCGGCCCAGCTTCCGCCGGTAATAGCAGAAACTATGGCCGTCAAGCCAATGGCAAGGTATTCCGGACCCACTTTGTTATACGTATTTTCTTTTATTTTAAGTTTAGTAATCAACCTGAAGTTTGCCTTTTCGCGCAAGTCCGGTAACCAGCCAAACCAAAGCATCAACGCAGTCATCATGGCCACTTACTCCAAAGTTGGTCAGTTCATCAAACAGTGTTGTGAAGTTACGGAAGCGATTAAAAATAATCTTGCGATCTTCAAACATACCCATGATTCCACGGAAGCGCGCCAGCTTGTCAGCACGGAACCCTTTGACGGGATGCCAAATTAAGTTATAAAGGTTTTCCTGTTCCAGGCATACACGTTTGAAGTCCGCTTCAAGGGATGCCTGGTACTGCACAGCCTCCGACCAAACGTCGCAAGTTGAGTAGGTCGGAAAGAAGTTATTGTTTGCGTCTTTTCCAATAATTGACCAGTCGTTTAAAAGCTCCTTGAGGGCGTCAAGCTTTTCAAGATTACCCATAACGCGCAAGCGACGGTAATCAATAATGTGGATGCGGTCGCCAATGCGACCTCCCAGAATCATGACAGTGTAATCGTTCTTTTCTTTTGTGCCAGCAGATAGATCAACGCCTATCCCAAGCGTGTCAAACTCGGTAGCAATCTCCGCTTTGACAATTAATTCAGGCGCCAAAGACAGTTCGTTCTGTCTGACGATCTGATTCATGTACTGGAACGAAAAAGCAATTGGTGCCTGTCGTTTCTTTTCCTTCAGGTAATCGAGTGACCACATGTCTGGCCAATACGACAACTCATCACCTGTTTTGGTGTCAGTAAGGATAGCCGAAAGAACAATCTGCGTCCAGTTGTTTTGTTCGTTGAAGGTTGTTGCGTGGATGTCATCATGCCTAAAGCGCGTACCAAGACAGATGGCCCTGGCCCCCTCGAACATGGTAGGTGCAATCACCGCGTTCCAGTTATCCTGCATCATTTTCCTGATGTCAGGGTTTGCGATATCAGCGGCGGACTTAATAGCGTCATCAATCATCACAAGATGCGAACGCTTAGAAGTCACCGAACCTTTGAGGCCTGCTGCGCAGAGCGTAAATTGTTCGTCACCTGTTACGTCAATGCCAGCAAACTTGTGGTCAATAGACCAGTACTCATTACTGGTTACGTTTTTTAACAGGCGAACTTGAGGAAACACATCTTGATAGCGCTTGCTTTCAATGATGCGTTTAATGGTTGCAGACTTGGAACGTGCAATATCAACCGTATACGACAGATACAAGATCTGTAGCGGCATCTTGGCCTGTGTATGGATGCCAATGGCCCATGCGGTAAGAAGCCCCAGGACAGTGCTCTTGGCCGAGCCCCTAGGCGCAAGTAGATCGACGTTAGGTCCAGCAATGCGCAGAAGGCAGTTACTGTTTTCTTCCGTTACAAAATGTCGATGCCAGTTCTTATGATGCTCAGCGGGAGGTTTATCAGCAACGTATTCACAAAAGAAACCGAAATCTTCACGCGCCTTCTCGACAAGATCAATGTCCTTGTGCGGCTTAATTGCGTATTTTTTAGAAGCTGCCCGAGCATTCCTGCGATACGCAAGATGAAGATAAGACGGCACGATAAGTATTCAACTGATTATTGAATACTAACTTACTCGGCGGCTTCTTTACGCTTTTTGCCTTGATACTTACGGGCCTTATCTAAAGCGGCTTTACGCTTCTCCTTATCGCTCATCTCAGAACCGTCCTCATTCTTGGCTTCTTTTTTCTTGAAGTGCTCAAGAAGTTGAGGAGGCATTTTACCTTTAGCCATAACAGAAGTTTTTCTTTATTTTAATTGTTGTTCATTCTTCTAGTTGCATGCGGGCCCACACGCTCATCGTGGCTTCGTGCAAAGGAGACTCAATGGGATCATCGCGGAAGATGAACATGATCTCACGAATGGCCCTGTCAGCTCCAGCCATTAGTAAGCCCTTGCGGTCTTTGACGGAAGTGTACTGTTCAACTTGGTTAATAGTGCCACGGAGTTCTTTTTCCATTGCTGCAATTCGAGATACGCCTGCATCCCGCTTGACGGAACCCATCTCGATGTCTTCCCTAAGCTTACGAATATCCTCGCGCATCTCTTCGATTTCCATAAGGAGCATCTTGCGGTGATCCGGTTTTGGGTACATGGACTTGACCCAAGCCTCACACGCAATGATGTTGCCTACATATCCAAGAAAACGGGCATATAAAAAACATTCGATGAACGAATAGTTCTCACATGAAAAA